CGCAGAGTCCATGCATGTAAGAATCTAGTGCCGTGGCTGGCGACCGCCATGATAAACTACGAAGAATGGACTTAGATCTGAGGCGAGAATTGTACACTCCATGCTCATACTTGAAGCCTCTACCTAGAAACTCAGCTTCACTAATATCCACAAAGTCAGGGAAAACTTTAGATTTATCTGCACTAGTATAGGTAATACCCACAGATTTCATAACTTGAGCCATAGAATTCTGGTTAAACCATGTAACTTTGGACGCGGCTACACAGTCGTCTCCGTAGCAGTAAGCTAAAACGTGCAAAAAGAAATCTGTTCCACCCAGTTTGTAATAAGCATAGATATGGTTAAAGACACAAGCTAAATCGTTCTCGACGGTAGTCTCAGCATGACCAGACATGTTGTTGTTCTCCAACTCGACAACATCTCCTCTAAGGGCCACTCTAGGCTTGCTAGCGTCATGCGAGTACATTCTGAGTCGTTGACTATGTTCAGGGGTGACAGAACCTGTCTTTTCCATACATTCTCTCCACAACTCACTAACATCGAAAATAAAACTACCACTTTGAGTGAAGTCAAAACCCTTAAAATCTCCACAGAGGATATTTTTCGAGAAATTGACTAAATCGGAGGTGATCTTGGTCCAGTCAGCGTTGTGGTTGATACCATACACATGTGCAGACATCTGATGACCTCGCTTGGACTTATACTCACCGACAGATTTACCTCGGATCATCCTTTGAACTATGAGGTAGACCAGGGGGGCCATGTTAAAAGCCCTAACCTTTCCTATCTCATTTTTCGCTGGCGTGTTAACCTCGTCTTTAAATCGAACAGTGTATATAGGTCCTATTCGTTCACCCCTATCATAAGCTGATAGGGCTTCCTCAACGGCCTCCTGCAGTTCAAGTGTTGGTAAGAACATTTGAGATTCGTAATCCCAGTTTATAAACTCGGATTTCCCCTTGAAAGTTGGGAAACCACAAGAAGTCTGCATATTAAGACTGGGCAATAAATCAGAAGCATTTATTGCTTCAACCATAGACATTTGAGAAACATCGTTGCCATCGAGGCAGAAGTCGATTATTTTCTCTAAGTCCTTCATAGCCATGTCGTAGTATTTCTTCTCATATGATGCTTTCCCTGATTTGAACTTGTTAGCAGCTCTATTAAGAGGTGAAGTGTCATAAATTGGTAAGCCTTTATCATTACGGTGGGGTTTAAATCGTGGGGGCTCCCAATCGTCAACTGGCAGCCCATGCGCTTTAAGAAAATCATAGAATAGTGCTGGCTTACACTTTGTTCTTGGAGAATTACCAGTATCAAAAGAGAAAAGCTC